CTGGCTAGTGGCTCAAGTTCAATGCCTCGCTCCATGTGTGAATTAGTAAAGCCTTCCTCACGTTGACCAGTTAAACGCTGACATACAAGCTCCATGCGGTAGTTCTTACGACTAGCAGACTCGCCTGTCTTAATGGTGGCTAACACATCTGCAACACGACTGGCTGTTACCTTGCCAATGCGTGACTCAAACCATTCTTCTGTACCTTGCATTATCTAATCCTCGGCATTGGTTTTGAAAGTAGCCACTTGTGACCCATTTCTTTTATAGCTTTTGCTATTTTAGCATCACGGTCTGCCACCTCTTTTTGGTTAGGTGGTGTTAAGCCATATAGTGACTTGATAATCATAATGTCCACCTTAAAAACAAGTAGTGTTGCAGTTGCCAAAACTATCACAGCAAGTCGTGCAGGTTACAATTTTACCGCCAGACATAATCGTGTGAGTAGAACAAGCTGCATATGCTGTTACTGATACTACTAATAATACTAAAGCTATTAAAATTTTATTCATGATTATTCTCCATAATTGATTTCATTTCGTCTTTTGCTTTTGTTATAGGTGCTGTGTAAGCTGGGTTAGATTTAACTATGTTACGCACATCTATAAACACTCTTTGCAACTCTGCCATTGTTTTAGCACTACGGATCATAGCGACATAAACATCTACTGACTCTAGTTCTACAGAAGGCAAGTCTTCACCAGCATAAATATATAAGCCTAAACCGTGTAGCGCAATTGCTTTAACTAGGCATCGCTGTATTGATGTATTGATTTGGAATGCGTTTGGTACTGGGATTGTCTTGTTATTGTTATCAAGGACTGGATGAATTTGGCTTAGTGTAATGCCATCTACCGTAACAGCTACCTCAACAAAGTAACCACACTCTGTTTTGCAGAATGGTAAGCCATCAGTCTTAATAACTTCCCATGTAGCTGTTGGCGATGCCTTGCGTAACTCTGCTACAGCCCATGCCCAAGACAAGTAAGTAAACTGCCCTTTCTTCTCTACGTGCTGGTTTACATCTATACCGCTTAGTGTTTTAAATACCGACATTTTCTTCTCCTCGTAATTCGTTTAATTCTTTATTAGCACATTCTATTAAATACTCTAGGTATTCTTCTAGCTCTATAAAATCTGTGTCTTGGCGATTGTCTTCCATGTTAAGCCACCAGCAGCAAGTATAGAAAAATTGAGAGTAAGACTACACCAACAAAACAAATGCCTTCTATCCACGGTGTTAGGTCTGTCTTAGGTTTGTAATTTTTGTAATCAGTCATCTTTATTCTCCTGTTCACGTTTAGCTAATTTAACTTCTAACTCTTCAAACTCTTTACGCATTGCTTGTATTTCTTTTATTATCTGCTCAAGTTTTGGGTCTTTTAGATCGTTAGTGTGCATTACGAGCCTCCCTTGTTTCACGGTCACATTTAGCTTTGAATAGGCAAACAGATGCTTCTATCTCAGCAACTCGTGTGTATACCTTCTCAACCATTTGGTATTGGTTAAGTAAGGCGCAAGCTAGTTTGTAGGAATTGTAGGTAGAGTTGACAACTTTACCGTTTTCTAAGATATCCCACTTTTGTTTTGGGAATTTTGTAGATTTGATTGTGTACATTTTTATCTCCACAGTTGCTATTAAGTTAATCGCATAATTTGCTGCGATGTGTAATAATGGCATACAATAATTAGCAATGCAAGCATTATTTATACATTTAGTGAAAATAATTATGAAAATATCAGAACACCAAGAGCAGGTCATGCTAATCACCTGGTTCAGAATGCAATACAAGCAATACAAGTATCACCTATGGGCAATCCCTAACGGTGGATCACGGCATATAGTCACGGCAGTCAATTTAAAGGCAGAGGGAGTGCTTGCCGGAGTCAGCGATTTATTCTTAATGATTCCTAAAGGTGAGTACCACGGAATGTTTATTGAGATGAAGGCAAAGACCGGCAGCGTATCGGACAAGCAAAAAGAATTTATGGCAGCAGCTAGTTCAATGAACTACCTAGCTGTTGTCTGTTACGGATTTGATGAAGCAAAGACAGCCATAACAAATTACTTGCAAGAAAAGAAAGATTAGTTTAGAGTGTAGTTTATCGCTTGCAGGCGATGTTTAGAGTAGCCATTAGTCAAAGCCCTGCACCTACTCGGTGTCCTGCAACCAGCCTAAAAAGCTGGAGGGTTTTGTCTAGTGGCTTTTTTTATGGAGCAAACAAATGAAATGGTTTAAACATGATTCAGATTCAAGCAATGATGCAAAGTTAAAAAAACTACGTTTAAAGTATGGCGCACAAGGGTATGGAATTTATTGGTATTGTTTAGAACTGATTGCTAGAAATGTTGAAAAGCATAACTTAACCTTTGAGCTAGAACATGATGCAGAATTAATTGCTGATGACTTTAAATTAAGTAGCGATTTAGTACAGCATATTATGACTTACATGGTTGAATTAGGATTATTTGAAGAAAGCAATGGAATGATTACTTGCTTAAAAATGGCAAGTAGAACAGATGAATACACACAGAAGTTACTGCAAAGCATTAAGAAATATCCCGATAATATCACGACACTATCGGCACAAAGTCTGACAAAGTCCGTTCTAATAGAAGAGAATAGAACAGAAGAAATTATATTAGATAAGAAAGAAAAGACTATAAAGACAGAAGTGCTTGAGGATTACTTTGATGACTTTTGGTATAAATACCCAAAGAAAGTAGGCAAGGAAGCTGCACGTAAAGCCTGGAATAAAGCAAACCCAGACATTATTAAAGTTATTGATGCTATCAACTGGCAACGAGAAACTAAGCAATGGCAAGCAGAGGATGGCAAATACATTCCTAATCCTGCTACTTACTTAAACCAAGGTCGCTGGATGGATGAAGCACCAGAACAAGCTGCACCATTCTAGGAGTTATCATGATTGAAACTGATAAAAAAGCATTTAAAGATATGGTAAATGCCGTGTTTACTATTTACGGTAAGCCACTACCAGAGAAAGAGATGTTGCGTATATGGTGGCACAAGCTAGAGCGATTTGATTTTAATGTTGTTGGTCGTGCATTTGATAAGTGGACAGATACACCAAACAAGCTACCACAACCGGCAGATATAGTTCAAATCTGCAAACCAAGGGAAGCTGAGTACCATGCATTACCATCACCAGCTAGTTATGCTGAAAATAAAGAGAACGTGGATAAATTGAATAAATTTATTGCAGAAAAGCTAAAGCCTAAGAATGATTACCATGCCTGGGCTAAACGGATATTAAAGACTCCACAAAACTTTCCAGAGATGTCAGTAGATGCTGCTCGTAAATTGCTAGGGGAAAACTATGAAATGGCTTGAGCAAGACAAATACCATATTAGTTCTGGATCGTGGACTATAGCAAAATACTTTTCACCTAACGGCATCAAGTATGGTCTTAGTCATCGCAATAAAAACTTAGGCTACTACGACACATTGGAAGCAGCCAAACAAAATGCTAAAGATTAGTTGCATATTTTATACAGCGTGATATATAATAAATCATCAACGACAGAAAGGTTTATTAATGACACACACAGAGTTAAAAGAGTTACGCAGTAAAACAGGTTTATCACAGAAAGAGTTTGGCACTAAGTTGTTTAAGACTAGGGATAGCATTGCCAAGTACGAGTCTGGCAAGTTTACTATTCCTGCTTACATGGACATTTTAGTAAAGGCTGTATTTAGTGACTATGATTTCATGTAATGAATGGATTAAGCGCATGAAGGCTGCTGGATTTACTGGTAAGTTTCGTGCAACAGATGGAACAAGGGTAATAACTGGTGAAATAAAGAAAGACAAAATTGACACGGTGGTAGTGGCTACATCTCAAGAGTCACGCAGAAAGATAAAGGATATGTTTAAATCATGAAAGTATTAGTAGCTTGTGAATTTAGTGGTACGGTAAGAGAAGCATTTGCAAAATTAGGTCATGATGCTTGGTCGTGTGATATTGAGCCAACAGATATTCCTGGACAACATTATCAAGGTGATGTTATGGATTTATTGGCAGATGGATGGGATATATTAATTGCGTTTCCACCATGTACACATCTTGCCGTAAGTGGTGCTAGGCATTTTGAACAAAAGCGTAAAGATGGTAGACAACAACAAGGTATAGATTTCTTTATGCAAATGGTCAATGCACCAGTTCAAAGAATATCTATTGAAAACCCAGTAGGCATAATGAGTTCAATTTATAAAAAACCAAGTCAAATAATACAACCTTGGCAGTTTGGACATGAAGCACAAAAGACAACTTGCTTGTGGCTTAAAAACTTACCATTACTTAAACACACAAATATTGTTGGCAAAGGTGACTTTTACACAACTCCAACAGGTAAAAAGATGCCATCTTGGATGAGTGATCCAGTAGGTGCTGATGGTAAAAAGTTAGCTTATGGTTCAGCAGAGATTAAAAAAGTCAGAAATAAAACATTCCAAGGTATTGCTGATGCAATGGCTAACCAATGGGGAGTTTTATAATGGAAGTTAAAAACTTTAATATCAGCACAAGTAATCTGCCTTACTTATTTGAAAAGATTAAGGCACTAGATTTATCTATTGGCTACGTATGTAACGTAACAGTCAAATCACACACACGTAACCTAGATCAGAACGCTAGATTATGGAAGCTATATGGTGCGCTTGGCGATTATATTGGAGAGTCATCAGACAAGGTGCATGAATTGATGGGATGGAAGTTCTTACGCAGCCAGTCTGTAGTCAATGGAGAAACAATTGAAGTAATTAAGAGTACGACCAAACTATCTACAGCAGAGATGGCAGACTATCAACGTCATGTTGAAATATGGGCTGGCACGATTGGATTTGTGTTCAATGAGTAAAATCACACAATCAGCTAAAGGCGAGAACTGCACGGTCAGAATTATTGGCTACTGCAATGGCAATCCAGAAACAACCGTTTTGGCGCATTTAAGTGGTATTAGGTATGGACACGGTACTGGTCAAAAAGTAAACGACCTACACGGTGCATATTGTTGCTCTGGATGTCACGATGCTATAGATGGCAGAGTAAGAACTAATCACACTAGAGATGAATTAAAGTTATCGCACCTAGAGGGTGTAATTGAAACGCAACTAAGATTAATTGAGAAAGGTTTATTATGATTGTCTTTCGTAAGAAAGTAGATGCATGGGTAGTAACAGCTAGGGATTCAGAGTGCCAGATTATCCACATTGGTAATTATCAGACACAAGAAGAAGCCAAGGCAGCCGAGCAAGCATTTAGAGAGAAAAGAATAGCAGAGTCATACGCAAAACAAGAAGCTAAATTAGACAGTATGGCAAAAGAGATGGTGGCTAGATATAACGTCTACCTAGAGTTTTGTGTACTGCCTAAGACTTTAACAGACATGAAGCAGCAATTAGATGCCGATAAGAATACTGCATCTAACACGATTAAAAGTTTAATGGCTAGGGGCTTTATGAAAAGCATTGTTGTTAGCGACACCGGCACACGTAAGTACTACAGCTTTGTCACTACCAAGCTAATGAGCTACGAGGATGCATTGGAGTATGTGTCACCTAAAAAATACAAAACTAAAGTTAGTGAAAATACACCAACAATACCTGGTGCTAGGGTAATTAATTTTGATGATAGAAAATTAAGTAGCTTATATATGAATCAACGTGCAATAGACAGGGCTAACATGAAATCACCTAAGAACCACGTAAGCGGTGCTTTAATGTCAACGGCAGACTGGTAATGAGAGTTACTAGCGATGGTTCAAGCGCAAGCTACTACGAGTTGCCTAATAATGCTAGTGAGTTACAAGACTTGATTAGCGCAAAGAATATGAACGCACAGATTGGTGAGATATTTCGTGAGTGCTACCGCTATGGTCAGGCATCACATTGTGACGAAATAAGGGGAATTAAAAAGATACTGTTCTATGCTAATGCAGAACTTAAAAGATTAGCCAGCCAAGAACAGTCTTGACCGGCTATGTTTAAACAAATGTTTAGACTATTTGTTCATTACGTACATAGTAACTTCAAAGCCAAAACGCATTTCAGTAGCTGCTGGTGATGTCCACATGATAAATCTCCTATTGA